CGGCGGTGTTCGCAGAACCTCGATATGGGACGACGAAAGGCCTACTGAACTAACTGTTCACACTGAAGTGGACATGACACAGACGATCGAGAATAATAAGATCGTCAGGGAATTGCATCCCCGCAGGGGCACGAATAAGCTTTTAGCGCGCGGGGTTCCAATGACCGTCATGGAGCGTTCTATCCATGAGAATTGGGATGACGACGACTGGAAGCGTTGGCTAAACGATCCAGAGAACGCCGCATTCCGAATTTGGAAAGGACGCGTGTGAATGACTCCCCTTCAGGAACTAATCGGGACGATCCGTAGCTGGCTCGCTATCGACCCCGAAATATACTCAGATGATATTGTTACTAGCTGGATTCGAATGTCAGAGGAGTATCTTTCGGAGGTACTCCGTTGTAAATATATGGTTCAGATCGACTGGATGAAACTGGTCGAGGGCCGTGTCGAGCTTCCTAAGGATTGGCTGGAACTTGATACGGTCCGATTTTACCCGCAAGGAAAGCCGCTTATTTGGGCACCTCGCGATGAGTACTATGTTCCGCAATATGATCTCAAGGGTCGATATACTATTATAGGTAATTATATACTGGTTGGCAAAGTTGACGTCACCGACGGAACGGACATCGAAATTTCGTATTACCAGCGCATTCCTCCGCTGGGCGACGAAACTACTTGGCTGTACCAGTTCAATCCTCGATTATTTACGCTAACAGCGTTGTGGCACGCTGCAGCATATTCTATTGAAGATTCTCGAATGCCGGTGTGGGTGGAATCCGTACAATCTATGGTGGATACTATCAATAATTCCAACAGATCGGCGGCTCACCACGGTTCTATCTTGGTTGCAAAACGCAGGAGCTTTGGATGAGTGGTCTTTCGGACGCTGGCGAAACTATTGTACTCAATGCGCTACTCGCTGCGCGGTTCGTGTCGCTTCATATTGCTGATCCCGGTAACGCTGGGGCCGGCGAAGTGGCGGGCGGTTCTTATGCTCGCCAGAGCGCCTCGTTTGCGAACACAGGAAGTAACCCTACGATCGCCGCGAACAGTGGCGTAATCCAGTTCCCGGTCGCTACGGCAGATTGGGGAACGGTCACCCATTTTGGTGTATGGTCCGCCTCTTCTGCTGGGTCATTTCTTGGTGGATGGCCGGTAACTACTCCGAAACGAGTGGATACCGATGATGTTGCAAGATGGGATTCGGGTAAGTTGCAGATAGCTACGGATGAGATGATACCGTGACAGGCGTTGGATCATTTTACGGCGCAGAAGACTATGGCGACGAACTATATTCTTGGAAAGAGAGTGTGGATTTTGATGCCGTTAGTCAGATTGTTGTGTACGCCAGATCGCGGATCGGTGTTAGTTTTACTCTTAGTTCCGAATCGATTATTCAGTTTGACACTAATGCGCTGATCATTCTAGTAGCGATTATGGAAGCCGATGCGAGTATTGCGTTCTACGCTCGCGCGCCGCTGGCTGGAGAGTTTGTACTCGAGTCTAGCGTTCACATTCCGTTTGACTATTACAGCGACGAGTTCCTTGGTTACCCGTGGGTTGGCTGGTTGCCTGAAACGCCGCCCGGCGAAAATTGGGTTCCTATTCCGCCCCCGATCGATGGGTGGGCACCGATAATTAGCGCCGAGGGGCCGTGGGTGCCCATTCAACCATCTGGATTGTGGAATGCCGTTACTGGCGGTTCCGGTCCGTGGATTCCGGTAGGACCAGACAGGAGGCCAAACAGTGGCTGACACCTTAACCCCCGTTCATGCTCTTGTTAAGCCGGAGATTAGCGGCAGCGACGACACGTGGGGCAACAAATTAAACACTAACTTCGATAAGTTGGACGGGTTCTTCAAATCTGGATTCACTGATCGAATCCAACTAAAGAACGGCGCGAAGATAATTGAGTTCCGTATCAACGCTACCGGCGATCTGGAGGTTTATTCTGACGCTACTAAAATAGCTGTTTTAACAATCGCGGGTAAGTTACAAGTTAATGGCGATATAGAGGCATTTACGGGATTGGTATGACTATTCCGGCCACAGGCATAATTAAAATGTCGGATCTGCGGGTGGAATTTATGCCTGCTGGTTCTAACGCACGCGTGACGATCGGGGAATTTTATCGCGGCGGTATTTCGACTTATGTGCGAAAAAACGCTGTAAATAACACATCTATAAATGGCGCAGCATCTGTGCCGGCTTCTGTTCTAGTGCCTATCACTAATTTGACAAGGGCTAATCCGGCAGTCTGTACTGTTGATGCGGCTAATATAGGTAAATTCACCAACGGTGATTATGTTTGGATCGCAGATGCTACCGGCGTAGGATTGCTTGCAGCGAACGGCTATCACATTGTTTCGAGTGTCGGAACTCCTGCTAATACGTTTATACTTACTGGCACAAATACTTTGCCGCCCTCTTCTAATATTAGTGCCATAACCAAGGCTGTTAACGCAGTTTTTACGATAAGTGCGCCAGCAGGTGAGATCAACAAATACGCTAACGGGATGAAAGTTTTGATTGCTGGCGCAGTTGGAACTGGTTGGATAAACGTTAACGGCGAGTGGACTATTTCTTCGTGGAATTCCCCGGTCAATACATTTACGCTGGTTGGAGCAAACACTACGACAGCCGTTGGTACGATGCCAGCCGGAATAACTGTTACGAACGTCGATCCCCAGATTACCAATGTAACGGCGGCTATTGACAAGGATAAGAATGGCGCGTCCGGAATCATTAAGTTATCCCAATTTCGTGGCGCGACGAAAGGATGGACGTTTACGAACGCCGCTACTATCGTTGATGCACTTATGGACGCCCCTTTCGGCGCTGATTGGGGCGCGGATTGGCCTAAGAAATATGTCAATGATGGAACTATAGGCAACACTCCAGCGCAACAGATGGCATTCCGTGTATTAGGGGCTGGCACTGTTGACCCTGATGATGCTGCTGGGCGTCTTGATTTCATCAATAATGGATTTGTGTCAGCGTGCGGCGGCGCAATCAATGGTGGCACAGGTAATTATGCCATACAAATATTTTGTAATATACGGGTATACATAACTAATAACGGCACTATTCGAGGCGGGGGCGGAGGAGGCGGCAAGGGCGGAACAGGTGGAACAGGTGGGCAGGGGTATTACGTAGCCACTGGAACAGAGTCACCAGCTTATGTAAATCAGGGTTATGAAGTATATGTTTATCCTGGGGGCGATCATGGGCAGGTAAAATATTGGTGGGCAAATAGTCTTATTTATCAAAATTATGCGCCTCCGTACACTGCTATCGGCATTGGTGGATACACTTATTATCAAGGTTCCCTTGTGGTTGACTACGGCAGTTCGTCGCATTGGACTATATATCGCCAATGGCCCTATAACGTTTATACTGGCGGCGGAGCAGGTGGCGGCGGCGGGAATGGCGGAAAAGGACTGGGTTATGACGGCGCTGCAACGGCTGGATCGGCAGGAGCGAATGGAGCGGCAGGAGGAACTAATGCTGGCGCTGGAGGAGCTGGGGGAACAGGCGGAACGGGCGGTACGTGGGGAACAGCGGGTAACAATGGCGGCGCTGGAGCTGGTGGCGGTTGGGGAAATTCCCAAGGTTGGGGACCAGCTGGAGCAGCAGGAGCCGCTGGAGGAGCAGCTGGTTATGCCATTTATATTTCAAGCGGAACGTGGACAGAATTAGTGGCTGGAACTAAGAATGGGCCTGTTGGTCCAATAGCGTCAACGGCAGGATAATGGTTGATACGACTACACCGAAATTAGGGCTAGTAAAGCCGGAAATTATGGCTTCCCGCGATACGTGGGGCGGCAAGCTGAATACTAATTTTGATGTGATCGATAACCTTGCTCCGCTAGCTTCGCCGACGTTTACAGGCGATCCGAAAGCGCCAACACCTGCTACCGCCGACAACGATACAAGCATTGCTACTACTGCTTACGTCAAAGCTAATTTAGCCACTGTTCCTCCGTTCCCGGAAGCGCCGAACGATGGCAAGCAGTACGCTCGCCAATCGCTTGCGTGGGCGTCGATCATTGTTCCTCCTAGTACTTCTATTTTGGACACCGCCCCATCTTCACCATCTCCCGGTCAATTGTGGTACGAGAGCGACAGCGGTGTCCTCTACATCTGGTACAACGACGGCAACTCGTCGCAGTGGGTTCAGGTCGGCGGTGTCGCGTCGGGGCCGAATGTCAGGCAGACGATCCTCACCGCTCCGACCGGCAACTACGTCAAGCCCGCCGGGCTGCGCTTCCTTGAGGTTACGTGCGTCGGCGGCGGCGGCGGCGCGCAGCCTACAGTTGCGACGGCGGCGGGGGCGTCGTCGGCATCGGGCGGAGGCGGGGGTGGCGGCACCTCGATCAAGCTCTATCCAGCCTCCGACCTTGCTGCGACCGAACCCTACGTCATTGGGGCGGGTGGTACGTATCTCGCGAATGGCGGCAATACGACGTTCAAGGGCTTGACGGGCGGCGGCGGCCAGAGCGGTCCGTCCGGATCGGTGTCAGGTACGACAGTAACGGGCACGGCCTACGGCAGCGGCGGCGTGGGTTCAGGTGGCGATCTGAACATGCCGGGCGGCTTTGGCGGTTCCGGTATTCGGGCGTTCAACGGTGTTGTCAACGTGGCGACGCCGGGAATGGCGGGTGCTTCGTGGCTGGCGCAAGGGAGTAGTGCTGCCAACGTTGTGGTATCTTCCGCCTACGCTAATCAACCCGGCTTTTTTCCCGGTGGTGGAGCGAGCGGTGCCGCCAATGGGGCCAGTCAGGCGCAGACGGCGATTACCGGCGTCGGCGGCGCTGGCTGCATCATCCTGAAGGAGTATTTCTGATGGCGTTCGACTTCCCGAATAGCCCATCGGAAGGCACCCAGTTCGCCCCGTCAGGCGGCCCGGTCTACGTCTACACGGGCGGCGTCTGGCGGATGCAAGGCTCCGGTCAGGTGGTCGTGGTCACCGCCGAGGCGCGCAACCGCCTCGTCAACCCGGCCATGGCTATTAGCCAACAGTTTGGCACTGGCGGCACAGTGGCAACCGGCGACTACGCGGTAGACCAATGGTCTTTTGTCTACACGAGCAATTCATTTGCTAATCAAGTATCGGGTTACACGACACCCTACGGTTCGCCGTACGTGGTTTCGATGGCTGCTATGGCGTCGAAACCGACGCTGGCCGCAACTGATGTAGTGCATCTTTTGCAACCGCTTGAAGGCATACGCATAGCAGATTGGCTTTGGGGCGTCGGCGGGGGGTTGGAACGACAGGTCGTGCTGGGGTTCCATGTCTATGCATCCCTCGCAGGGACGTACTCAGTTGCCGTCCGAAACGCTGCGAAAAATCGCTGTTGGGTCGGCACCTATGTGATCGCAGGTGGCGAAACTTATAGCTGGGTACGCCGCACGTTGGTGATCCCCGGTGACACAACCGGCACTTGGCCGATCACCAATGCCAAAGGGCTGGAAATTGATTTCACTTTCGCTGCGGGGGCAAATTTCGTAGCTCCGACGACAGGTTGGCAGGCGGGAGCCTTTATTGCAGCGCCGGGGCAGATCAACGGTGTAGCATCAGCAGGCGAATCCCTCATGATTGGCGATGTCGGCCTCTACCTCGACCCCCTGAAGACCGGTGTCGCGCCGCGCTGGCAGATGCCCGACGAGGCCGAGGAACTGCGGGCGTGTCGCAGGTACTGGCAGAACTATACCAATCTGTATAATTCTTTCGCTTACAGCGCCGCCGTAGCATTTTGGGGTTGGTATGTTAACAACGTCCAGATGCGGACTGTTCCTACGCTGTCTTATGCCAATATAACCTACAACAATGCCAGCGGCTTAATCGTGGGTCCGCAAATCACGGCGACCAGCTTCACCACACGCGCTAGTACATCGGCGGCAGGGGCCGGTTCGGTGACTTTTGACGCATTTCTTACTGCGAGGATGTGATGGAATACGTCTCGGCAGAGTGGATCACCGACGAGATCACTGGCACCCGCATCATCAAGGCTTTGGGCGACGATGGCGTCACCTACTGGGTGTCGAACGCCGACACCGACGTGCCGCCGTGGCCTGATTTCCTCGAAAAGCACGGCCTACGAGCAATTAAAGCACCCCCACAAGTGGATCCCGAATGATACCGATTGATATTCCAGCTGGCGTCGTAAACCAAGAGTCGAAGGCTCGTCACACGACGAACTGGCGTGAGGCTCATCTTATCCGCTGGGAAGATAATACTATCATTCCTTTCGGCGGCTGGGAAGAGACAACGCTAGGCCCGTTTGCGTCACGCGTTCGTCAGATGCATCGTTGGATGACGAATGCTGGAATAATGATTACCGCTTATCTGTGCGAGCGGCACCTGTACGTTGATATGGGCGAGAATATTATTGACATTACGCCAACCGACGGGATCGCGGCTCCGTCCGGGAACAACGGTGGCTACGGTGATAAGAAATACAGCACTCTTAGTTACGGAACGCCGCGCGCTGGCGAGTCAAGGCTTCGCAGCTATACCCCCACCTATTCCCTCGACAATTGGGGTGACCAGCTTCGCGCAATGACCAGTTCCGACGGGCGCTTGCTTGGATGGGACCCCGCTGCAGCAGCTGGAACGAAAGCAACGGCAGTCGCAAACGCGCCAATATCCAACCGCATGTTTGTCATCACTCCGGAACGCCATATCATGCTTTTCGGCATGGGCGGCAAAGTGGATCAATTTGGGTGGTCTGATCAAGAAGACGATACTAATTGGGGCTTCACCGATATTACCAGCAAGGCTGGTTATTACGATCTGGAACCGTCAGCGCCGGTCGTCACCGTTAAGCAGTTTTTCGGCGGTATCATAATGTTCACCGTCAGCACTGCCTACATCATCAAATATACTGGAATGCCGTATATTTACGGGTATTACGAAATCGGTAAAGTTCCAGTTCCGTTGTCGCCTTTGTCGCTGGCAACAGTCCCCGATGGGGTTATGTGGCCATCTACCGAGGGGTTCTGGATGTATACCGGTTCCACTATTCTACCAGTAGAATGCGGCATCTGGGACTGGATCAAAAGAAATATCGATTTTCCCAACTCGTTCTTCCAGGCATACACTATCAATATGTACAACCGGTCGGAACTGTGGTGGAGCTTCGTTGGGAACGAAGATGAGGCTAATGCTAATTCACGCATTGCGGTGTTTGACTACCGCTCCAAGTGGTGGTCGATGGGCAGAGTAGGACGCTCCTGCGGTTACACTTACGGCAGCGATCCCTATCCGATTTGCTCCGACGGTACCAAGGTGTATAAGCACGGAATGGTATATAATTACCCCGGCGCTGAAATGCCGTGGATTGAGACGTTCGTGATGAATCTCAACAGCGGCGATACTTTCGTGACGCTCAACGAAATGCAACCGGAGATCATCGGTGATCGCGACATACTGGAATTCAGCCTATTCAAGCAGTACGATCGCACACGGCAAAACACCGAAAAGCAAACCCCAGCTAGGTCTGTTTTCGCTGACGGGCGCGTCCAGTTCCGCGAGACGGCCAAGGATTTCCGAA